AGCATTTAACTTTGTTAAATATCTGCCTGGAAAATACTTTAAACTACATGTTGATGATGGACCTTTCTATAGCTGTACTATTTCTGGTGTAATTTATTTAAATGATGACTATGAAGGTGGAGAAATAGAATTTACAAGACATGGTTTAAAAATAAAACCAGAAGCTGGGGATATTATTTTATTCCCGTCAAACTTTATTTACGAACATGCCTCATGCGAGGTATTTTCTGGAACTAAATATTCTGTTGTAATTATGACAGACTATAATGATAACAATCACAAGAATCACTAACAAAGGAAAATAAATGGATATCAATCAGCCTAACAATAATTCAATTGAAAAAACATGGACAAGCTCAGAAGAAGTTGGTCCAGGAATCTGGGTGTATAGAAATATTTTTACTCCAGAGATGGATGTAACAAATAGAATTGAATCTTATTTAAAAGAAGACCCTAACTATTCTTGGCAACCAGCTTATGTAGGATATCAACAATTAATGCCAGAGTATAGAGATTGTGTTGACTTTAAATTTAAGAAATCAGATATTCAAAATGATAAATCACCAACGTCATTAAATCTTCAACAGTTATGGCAAGACTGCTATGATAGAAAATCTAATGCCGTTGCAGATTATGCTAAAAAGTTTAATATTAATAATTTAAGATACTGGGAAGCTTTTAATTTTGTTAGATATGGAGAAGGCCAACACTTTATGGAGCATCATGATCATGGATATTCTTATAATTGTACTGTATCTTTAGTGGGATATCCAAATGACGATTACGAAGGTGGAGAGCTATACTTTAGACTGCAAAATTTAAAGGTAAAGCCTCAAGCTGGAGACTTATACATATTCCCATCAAATTTTATGTATCCTCACCAGGCATTGCCCGTAACATCTGGAATAAAATATTCAATTGTAACAATGCTTGATTATAGCGAAAAATATCATACTCCAGAAATGTACCAAGAGACTGGAAAATAATTGTCAAAAATATCTGTTTATGTAAGCGGATCTAATTCAGCAAATATTGAACAGATATCTGTAAAAAGAGACTGGATGGATGAAACTGACAGGTTACACGCATATAGATGTTTTCCAGTTAGTCTTTCAAATACTTTAGGATGGGGTTTATCTTTTAATAAAGATATTACTTTTATTTGGGATGGTATATCAGATACCACTCCAAACCATGTAAAGATTTTAGAAGGAGAAGAGTTTTGTTTTACAGGAAGAGCTAACGCAACAATAAGTTTTAATACTGGCCTTAGATTTAAAACTGATGAAGATGTTACAATATTACAAATGCCAGTTCCAAATCAATTTATTGATGGAGTACAGGCGTTTACAACATTAATGTCTACTTCATTTTATCCACACGATTTGCCCTGCGCTTGGAAAATAACTAAAGCAAATGTTCCAATAACAATTAAGGCTGGCACACCAATTATTTCTATAATTCCAATATCTCTTGGTAGCATAAAAGAATTTGAAGTAGATTTATATAACTATGTTTATGACGAAGACTATCATAAAAAGAGCAAGGCTTATGGTGACGCTTCTCAGGAAATAACAATGCGTGGAGAGTGGACAGATTTTTATAGAGATGCAGTAGACGAAAAAAATAATTCCGTAGGATCTCATGAAACAAAATCTTTGAGGCTTAAGGTAAATGATTTAAGGGGATTTAAATGAATACAAACAAGATAACCTTTGTCAGCAATAGACCTTGGCTTAGTAAAGATAGCAAGTCTAGGCCAGAACCAATTATTAAAACTATACCAGAATGGTATAGAAAGGCAGATAGATTTGCCATAAATGAATCTACAAATGAATACTGGGCTGCGCCAGATGGAGGTAAAATTCCAACATGGAAAGCATGCCCAGCCGTGTTTGATATTTTAGGAACAGGGTATACATATAAAACTCCGTGTGATATTGAATTTTACATGAAGGGGAAAAACTTAGCTGTAAAAGTAAGCAGCCCAATGTATCAAGATTTCTGTTCTGCAAGGCCTACAATGCCTCAATTTGAGAATCCTAAAGGCTATCATCCAGATCACTTTGCTTGGTTCCCAGATTGGGCTGTAGAGGTTCCTGAAGGGTATAGCGTTCTGTACAGCCAACCATTTAATAGATTTGAATTACCATTTTTAACTACAAGTGGAATTATAGATAACGATAAGGTAAATCTTCCAGGATCTATGCCATTTTTTATTCAAGAAGGTTTTATTGGAGTAATACCAGCAGGAACTCCTTATGCACAAATGATTCCATTTTTAAGAGAAAATTGGGAATCAGAAATAAAAATAGAACAGGGCAATAATTTAATGTCTAAAAATCAAGATAATAGCAACAAATATAGGGTCCCAAATGGGGGAGTTTATAAAAATGAAGTGTGGACCAAAAGAACATACTCATAGAATGGTATAATAATATTATGATAAGCAACGACTATGAAAAGCATAACGTAGATAGAGTTTCAATAACTCCTTCTGGTTACTATGGCAATTCTCCAGACATGATTCAGGCTAGAGAAAATTTTATGACTCCAGAAGAATTAGCATTTCTTTCTAATGAAGCAAGAAATATAAAGATTTGGGATGTTACAGAAACTCATTACAATGAAGAGGGAACAGTTATTTATGATCTCCTATTGGGAAAATCGTGTAGCTACAACTGGATCTTTGTGGCAAAACAATCCAGAAATTGTACCAGTTATTGATGAACTGGTAAAAAGGCTAAAAATAGAAGTAGACGAGTTTTTTGGAGTAGATGCTTTTCCTACAAGTCCAGCTATTGTAAGATGGCTTCCTGGCCAGCTTCAAATGCCTCATGCAGATAAAGAACTTCATGAAGGTGAAAATGCTGGAAAGCCTAATGATTTTCCATGGTATGATATTTCTGGATTGTTTTATCTAAATGATGATTATGAGGGCGGAGAATTGTATTTTCCTCTTCAAGGAATTCAATTCAAGCCAAAGGCTGGCGGAGCATACTTTTTTCCAGGAGATAAGAATTTTATTCATGGAGTAACTGAAATTACAAGCGGAATAAGATATGTAATTCCATTTTTCTGGACTATTTTATCTCACAAAGAAAAAAAAATAATATGAGGCAGTGTACATGCGGAAGATCTGCAATCTATCCATATTGTGACAATACTCACAAAATTAAAAAAACTGATACTGTAATACAAGAAAATGAAGAGGTGCTAGATGATAATTAACGATATAAACAAAGATAATTTTATTTATTATAAAGATGACATTAACGATAAGGGTGTTTTGGGCATAACTCATAATAGAATCGTAGAGATCCCTAATTTCTTAGATGAAGATACAGCAAAAAACATGACTAATTTTTTTGAAGCTAAGTCTGAAATGTGGGGGGACATCGCTTTTTACGGATCTCTTGGAATGGGTTTAGCTCCTAATGATCCACTACTATCAACTTATAATTTAGACGGAGATCATTTTGATAAATTACGTGAAAAATTTAAAGAATCAGTTGAGATAGTATTTGAAAGAGAAGTTAGGGCAAATACTTCTCATGCTCAAAAATGGGAAGTAGGAGGATTTGCAGCCCCTCATTCTGATAATTCTGATTTTGAAGGCGTTCCAAATGCTTTTGAAATAAATAAATATGTAGGAATACTTTACTTAAATGATGATTATGAGGGTGGGAATCTTTATTTTCCAGATCATGATATAAGCTTTAAACCAAATAAACTTTCTTATTATGTTTTCTGTGGCGGAGTAGAAAATATTCATGGAGTAAGTGAAATTACAAAGGGAACCAGATATACAATGGTTTCTTTTTGGGATTATGCGGATGTAGAATATGATCAAGAAACCTTAGACCGCTGGGAAGAAGAAGAAAAACAAGTTAGAATTCAACAGGCAGCTCAAAAAGAAGAATGGCTAAAGGGCAATAAATACGCCTAATAAAAGGAGACATAATGGAAAAGGTAATACATAGGCACGATATAGTAGAATTTAAAAATTTTCTTACGCAGGAAGAATGCCAGAAGTTAATTAATTATTTTAATAGCTCAATGGATTCTTGGCAAGAAACTTGTTTTTATGCAAGCTATGTTATGGATCCATTAGACCCATTAAACGTAAACCCAGATTCTGAAATAAACAGAGAGTACTTTGATAATTTAAGATTATCCTTAAAAGATTTAGCAGAAACCTGCAGTCCAGAAAAATTACGTAATCTAAGTTTAAGTGCTCATAAATGGACGCCAGGAGCATTTGCGTCAGATCACTCAGATAACTCAGATATGGATGGCACACCAAATGCTTGGCAAGATAATAAATTTGTAACTATTATTTATTTAAATCGTGACTACGAAGGTGGTAATTTAACTTTTGACGCACATGGAATTTCAATTGCTCCAGATCAAGGAACCATGATTGCGTTTGATCCTGGATTCACAAACCTTCATGGAGTAACAGAAGTATTATCTGGATTAAGATATACAATGCTTTCTTCATGGGATTATGAATCAGTTAGTTATACAGAAGAAGACATTAGAAAAATTAAAGAAGAAAAAGAAAGATTAAAACCAGAACAAGAAAAACAAAGAGAAGAGTGGAGAAAAGGTAATAAATATGTTTAATGCAATCTCTCCTGAAATTTTTGACAAAATATTTTATTATAAAAATGTCATACTTGACCCTTTGGCTCTTATAAATTTAATTGAAAAAACAGACGAAAGATTATCTGAAAAAACATCTATTCCTAAATGGAATGAGTGGACAGCTAGCGGAGACGATCCATATTTTTTTGGATATCAAAAAAGATTTAATCACGGAATAGAAAAAGAATCAGATCCAGATCTAATAGAAATTAGAGATATTTTAACTAATGCAATATTAGGAGCATCTAATGATTACGCAGAAAAAAATGAAATAAATATAGGATCACTTTCACCAATATCTATTAGCAAGTATTCTACTGGTAAATTCATGGGTCCCCATGTTGATTCTTATGGAGACGATAATTCTCCAGTAATATCTGTAGTTCTTTATTTAAACGATAGCTACACTGGAGGCGAGCTTAATTTTAAAAATCAAAATATTAAGATAAAACCAGAGGCTGGAAGCATTGTCATATTTCCATCAGTAGAACCTTACTACCACGAGTCTTTGCCAGTAACTGATGGCATTAAGTACATGTCTCCAGGATTTTGGAGTAAGCGCTAAACCTACTTGTATTCTAGTATTGTTTAGTGATACAATTAATTCAAATGTCATATCAACTTAAAGTAATTAAAGATGCTCCTATAGGCTTTTGGCCTTTAGATGAGACTTCTGGTACCACCGCATTAGACGTATCTGGCTGTGGAAACAATGGAACCTATTACGGATCTTTAACTACAAATATTCTTCCGCTTATTTCAGGTGGAGTTTCAGCAAGTAAAATTACAAATACAGCCTATGTGTCTTTGAGTGTGTCAAATGATTATGATGGAATTTTGGCAGACGGAGGCCTAGCCACTTTATATAACTCAGACAATGACTTTTCTTTAGAAGTTTGGTTTTATCCTCAAATAACTACAACATCTCTAACTCCCATTCTTGCCGATTTAAATAATAAAGTCGGAATATTCTACGAAAAAGGAAACCTAGTATTTTTAGCAGCAGGAGAAAGATTAGATTACACTGTTCCTTATCTTAAAAGAGCCATGCATGTTGTTGCAAATTACTCTACATCTAATATATCACTATCTTTAAATGGAAAAAGAGTTGCGTCAAAAAACATTAACTCCCCTAAGTTTGCAAATACAGCATTAAATTTAAAGATTGGTCCAACTTTATCTTCTTTAGATTCTTTTATAGTAGACGCCCCAGCAGTATACAGATATTCTTTGTCTATTAGCGACATAGCTAGACACTATCTATATAGCAGATCAGTAGACTATGCACAGATAGCGGTACCAGAACAGGGCACCATGTTTGATATAAGCGATAAAAATATATTTAAACCTTTTACATATATTCTTCCACAAAACAACGATTTTGAAATTGCTGTCAATTCAGATACTTATTATGATAAATTAAATAATTGGTTGTCTTTTATTCAAACCGATACAGCACAATCTAAAACTTTTACCATGCAAGATTATTTTTTAGTACCAATTACAACTGGCCTAAATAGCTCAAAGGTTGAATGGTACGGAGATAATGGAATATCAATTGAAACTAGTCTAACTGGAGAAGCAGGATCTTGGGAGTATTGCACTAACGGCCAAAGTGTGCCTCAATATAAAACGGGTTCGGTAAATTTTCAACAGTCTGGCTTACTTCATTTTAAAATAACTATGACCAGTGCAGACACAAGCAAAATCCTGCCATTACTACAGTATGTTGGTTTCTATTTTTATACTAATAAAGAATTTGTATCTAACAATTCGGGAATGTCTATTCGTTCAAAACAGCCATTAGGCGGAGACATTAATTTAACAACATGGGAATATAATTTAGGCACAGACAATTATCCTATATTGTCTAGGCATTCAGAAAATGGAATAATTCCATCTGAGGCTGGATTTTATATAAATACAATTAGAGATATTAGTACGGTAGAAATGTTCTTTACCCCTAAAACTCTAACTAAAAATTGTCTTCTTTATTCAGAGTATAACTCTAATGTAATATCTTACCTATGGTCAAATTCTGGGGCCATAACAAAAAGTAATATATCTGCTATTTATGTAAATGGCGTAAATCGAACCTCAGCAACAAACATCTCATCATTTTTAAAAGAGGGAGAGATTTGTCACATAGTACTGTGCCTAAATCAGCCTATTTCAGGAGACATTTGGTTTAATGTTAAAGTTTCAAACAACCTTTGGACAAATGGTGGCGGCAAGAATTTATACAAGAATATAACCCTTTACCCGTCGCAACTAACACAAGCAGAAGCTCAAAATCATTATTACCTCTATACTGACAGAGCCTCAGCTACCGCAATAGACAGCCAAAATAGTTCAATTACCCTGACAGAAGAACATGTAAACGCATATGATAATGACTGGGTAGTCATTAAAAGCGTCTAATATTGTCAGGCACAATGACACAGTATGGACTTTGATTCAAAGTAATGGTAGAATAATGATCTATGGATATTAATAATGTAAACTCAAAAATTCTAGAAGAGGAGTCCACTCTTGGAATTTATGTCTGGGAAATGCCAGATGGAAGGTGGATAGGCGATGACGAAGGAAACTACCTCTCAGTCACTTCCAAAAAAGGAAATGTTGACCGCATGGATGCCATTACTAGAGAAGTACGCACGTTTGGTATATATGAGGGCAGGCCTTTATTCCTTTCAGCAAGAAGAAAAATTGATGACGAAGAATTTGAATATCAAAACCAAAGACTTAAATGGGGACTAGTTCCAGATCCGCTTGATATTGGAAACTATAAAGATGAAGTTAAAAAGTATGGTAATTTAAGGGGATAAAGATGGAATTTATTGAAGAAGAAAATGAGGCAGGAGAACAAATTCAGCTATCTAATGTTGCTGATTGGTTCTCATTTAATAAGTCTACAGAAGTTACAAGTAACGATCCTTTTACTATAGACCTAGATGGAATTAAAAAGCTTAATGGATTAAGTCCAGCATTTCGACGTAAAGTAGGGCGTGAGTTTACAAAATCATTTACAGGAATTGAAGAAACTGGAACACAGCAAAATCTTCTAGCACAGGCAATTACTGGCTACGCTATGTTTGATTTAATTGAACCAACATATAACCTAGAGTATCTATCTCAAATCTATGAGACATCTACATATAACTACGCAGCGATTAATGCTAAGGTTTCAAATATTGTTGGACTAGGATATGATTTTATTGAAACTAAGAAAACAAATGACGCCTTTGATTCTATTTCAGATGATAGACAATTAGAACGGGCACGAAAGAAGATTAGTAAATTAAGACAGGATCTACAAGGATGGCTTGACCAAACAAATGATGAAGACACCTTTACTCAAACTTTAATTAAGGTGTATACAGACTATGAAGCTACAGGAAATGGTTTCCTAGAAATTGGCAGAACAACTGCTGGAGACATTGGCTATATTGGGCATATCCCAGCAAAGACTATGCGTATCCGTAGACTGCGTGATGGCTTTATTCAATTGCTTTATGGCAAGGCTGTATACTTTAGAAACTTTGAAGATATGGATACCCCAAGTCCAATTACTTCTCAAGAGGATCGCCCAAATGAGGTTATTCATTTTAAGAAATATACCCCTATGAATAATTATTATGGTATCCCAGATATTATTGCTTCACAAATGGCATTGGCTGGAAATGAATATTCAGGTAGATATAACCTAGATTATTTCCAAAATAAAGCGGTACCAAGATATATTATTACAGTAAAGGGAGCAAAGCTTTCTCCTGAATCAGAACGTAAATTACTTGAATTTTTCCAGGTTGGACTAAAGGGTAAAAATCACAGATCCCTATATGTTCCGCTTCCTGCTGATACTCCAGATTCAAAAGTTGAATTTAAAATGGAGCCAATTGAAGCTGGTAATCAAGAAGGCTCATTTGAGAAGTATCGTAAATCTAATAGAGATGAAATTCTATTGGCTCACCGTGTACCAATTAATAAAATTGGAACTCCAGAAGGAGTTAATTTAGCGGTAGCCAGAGATGCCGATAAAACATTTAAAGAGCAGGTTTGCCGACCAGCTCAAATGATTTTAGAAAAGAAATTAAATAGAATATTCTCTGAAAAGACAGATGCCCTACAACTTAAATTTAATGAATTAACTTTGACCGACGAAGATACTCAGTCTAAAATTGATGAGCGTTATTTAAGAATGCAGGTAATTACCCCTAATGAAGTTAGACTTAGAAAGGGCATGATTCCTCTAGAAGGCGGAGACAAAGTAATTGAATTAAAGCCACAACAGGCAGCAGATCAACAGGCTAAATCTACTGGAAATAAAACTAGAGATCAACAAAGATCTGCAACTTCCCCAGATAAATCTGGTGAGGCTAGAAATCCAAAGGGCGATGGCGCCCAAGTTGACTAAGACCACTCAACTACTATTTGCCTTTTTATCGACAAAAAGATAAAATTGAACATATGAATATCGAGAAATCACATTGGTCTAGTGAGGGTGAAAACCTTCACTTATCAGTTCCATTCACAAAGGTAAACCGAGAGAAAAGAACAGTCTCTGGTTTTGCTACATTGGATAATGTAGATCAGACAGGCGATGTTGTAACTGCCGAAGCTAGCATTAAGGCATTTGAAAATTTTAGAGGCAACCTCCGTGAAATGCATCAAGCAGTTGCAGTGGGCAAAGTTGTTTCATTTAAGCCAGAAACTTATTATGATCAGGCTACTAAGAAATTTTATAATGGAGTTTATGTAACTTCATACATATCAAAGGGAGCACAGGATACTTGGGAAAAAGTTCTTGACGGGACCCTTGCTGGTTTTTCAATCGGTGGAAAGATTAAAGATTCAGATAATGAAGTTAACAAAGCAACAGGAAAATCAGTTCGTTTTATTAAAGACTATGACCTAGTTGAACTATCAATTGTTGATTCTCCAGCAAATGAATTATGTAATATTTTTTCAATTGAAAAAGTTAATGGCGCAATGGTTTATAAAGGTATTGCTGCAGAAATGAATACAGAAAATATTTTTTATTGTGAAGATAGTAATTCAGTTTTTATGTCAACTGAAAAAACATTTGACTCTCCAGTATCTGGAAAGCCAGCAGTTTTAATTGGTTGGGTAGAAACTGCAGATGTAAATAAAGCGAAAGAAGTAGAAAAGATTCTTGATTCATTTAGATCAAGATTTACGTTGCCTGAAACACAAACAATTGCAAAACAGGCAAACGCAGAAGGAGGTAATGAAGTGTCAGAAAATATAGAAAACGTAGTTGCAGAAGATGCAGTAGCACCAGAAGCAATCGTAGAAGAAACACCAGTTGCTGCTGAAGAAGCACCAGCTGTTGAAGAAGCTCCTGCAGAAGATGCAGTAGCAGACGCTTCTGCTGAATCTCTGGAAAAGGCAGCCAATGTATCAGAAGTTATGGTTGATGAACCTGATTTTGCAAAAATGTTAGGTGATTTAAAAGGCTTTTTCTCAGAAACTCTATTCAAGGCGTCAGAAACAAATGCTGCACAGGTAACTGCTATCAAAGATACAGTAGAATCTTTCAGCAAGAGTGTTGATACTAGAATTTCAGAGTTGGCAGAACAACATACAGCACTATCAGCTGCTGTAAATGAAATCAAGGGCACCATTGATGGTGTTCAAAAGCGTGTAGATGCTGTTGAAGGCGAAACCGCAATTAAGAAGTCTTCAGATCTTGGCGGATCTGAAGTTGTAACAAAATCAAAATCAAAATGGAACGGTTCTTTCCTCGGTTCCGTAAATGAAATATTTAACTAAGGTAGGTAAAAAATAATGAGCAATGAACTATTAAAAGATATTGCAGCTGGCGCAGTAGCGACAGCAGGATTCGCTTCCACTTCAGGTGGAACAGGAATTCACACCGCTTCCGAAAACGGCAACGGTGGTTTACTTAACCCAGAACAATCAGCTCGCTTCCTAGACTATATGTTCGACGCAACCGTAATTGGTAAGGTCGCACGTACAGTACGCATGAAGGCAGATACAACCGAGATTGATCGTATTGGTGTTGGCGAGAAGCTTATGAAGCTCGCTACAGAAGGTTCAGATACCGCAACAAACGGTGCTGTAACATTCTCAAAGATTTCTTTGACAACAAAGAAACTTCGCATGGATTGGGAACTTTCAACTGAGTCTCTAGAAGACAACATTGAAGGTCCAGATCTAGAAGATCATATTGCACGTATGATGGCAACACAAGCTGGTAATGACATTGAAGACGTAGTTCTTAATGGTAATACCGCATTGTCATCAGACGCACTTTACAAGTCATTCAATGGTATTGTAAAGAAGGCTAAGACCTATGGTAATGTTGTAGATGCAGGTGGAGCAGCCGTTTCTCGTGCTGTATTCAACTCAGCTCTTAAGGCACTTCCACGTAAGTACAAGCAACGTCGTACAGACCTTCGCTTCCTTGCTGGTTCAAACCTGGTCCAAGACTTCCTATATAACAACAGCATTGGAACAAACCAAACAATTCCACAGGATATTGCTTCAAGCATAATCCGTGGTGAGGTTGCCCCACTAGGCGGACCTGCAGGATACGTAGCTCCTTACGCATTTGGTATTCCAATTGTTGAAGTTCCGCTACTTCCAGAGACACAGACTGGCGACTACTCAGGCGCAACTGGTTCACACGGAGATATCCACTTGACATTCCCAAATAACGTTGTTATTGGTATCAAGCGTGATGTAACTGTATATCGTTTCTTCTGGCCACGTAAAGACTCAATCGAATATACAATGTATACTCGCGTTGGTGTCCAAATCGAACAAGCAAATGCTTGGGTTGTAGTAAAGAACGTTAAGGTTGCTTCTTAATTAGAACAGCTATAGAAAGGCCCCCGATTAATTTCGGGGGCTTTTCATTTTAATTTACTAATGCTATAATAAACATACCTAGACTAAGGAGATTACCATGTCATTCGAGACATTAAAAGTTGCAGAATTAAGAAAAGTTGCAGAAGATTTTGCCGTAGACACAGACGGCTTAAAGAATAAAAATGATATTATTGCGGCATTATCAGAAGAAGGCGTGACCTGGGCTGTATATGCTAAGACGCTTAAGGATATTGAAAAGGCGGAAGAAGAAGATATTTCTGATGAGATACTTCCTAAGTTTGATCCAAAGAAGGATCAGGCAGAGGACACGGTACTTGTTAGAATGACTAGAGCTAATTTCAGATACGATATTTTAGGACATACCTTTACAAAGGATCATCCTTTTATTGCTATGAATGAAAAAGATGCTCAATCAATTTTTGACAAGGAGGAAGGTTTTAGATTAGCTACCCCAAAAGAGGTTCAAGAGTTTTATAACTAATCATTACCAAATATAATGGCTGAAGTTTATACAGAAAGTAGTACCCCCGTTAAAACTAAGATTTTTTACGGAGGAGAGGTAGTAGACGCAGACGGAGCTGTTTCTGTAACTATTTATGATGTTACAGAAGATCCAGCAATTGTTCCTTCGCTGAATCCCACCACCTCACTTGCTGTATTAACAGCAACTAAGTTAGACAATGATTTTGGAACATATCAAATTATTCTTCCAAGGACATATACAACCAGACAAAGAAAATTTAAATTTGTCTGGAGTTACCTTATAAATTCAGTTGCTCATTATTATACAACTTACACAGATGTAGTTACCCCATATGCTAATTTAGCAGAAGTCTATGAAGACTTAAATATTGGAACAGATCCTAGCGATCCAAATTACAAGACGTATCATGAATTAAGAATGGCAGAAAAGTACGGAAGAAAGATAATTGAAAATTATTGTAATCAGCAATTTTCTGTATATGATGATGTTCAAGTTGCATATGGAGCTGGAACAGATATTCTTCCACTGCCCTTTAAGTTGCTACAGATACATGAGATATACGCAAACGATATCTTGCTAATAGATAATGTTAACTCAATTAATAATTGGAATTATCATCCAGTAATATCAGAGACTGGATTTGGAGTTAGAGTGGACAGAACTTATGATCTGGACAATACAGTTTATATTGCTAATGGCATGGTTCCTCCAACAGTAAATGATTTAAATTATGGCGGAGCATTTCAAAAAAATGTAAGATATAAAATTCAGGGTAAATTTGGCTGGGATAAAGTTCCAGATAATGTTGAAGAAGCCTGTATTGTTTTAATGAAAGATTACTTCTCTAAAGATCAGCGCTGGAAAGAAAAATATATTAAAAACGTACAAGCATTTGACTGGAAGTTTGAATATACTGGCGATGCCTATAAGGGTACAGGTAATCTATATGCCGACCAATTATTAAACCCATATGTAGTAAATGGTATGGTTGTAATCTAATGAATGATTTAATTTATCCAATGCTCTATATGAAAATGGATGTATATAGGCAAGTAGATTCTCAAGATGCATCTACTGGAGCAATTAAGAAAGAATGGAATTTTTACGAGACTATTCCATGTAGCGCTAAAGGAACTATTACTAATTCTTCTACATCAAGAGGCGGAGACAAAGAAGTATACTCTACTAAATATGCTTATAATCAATTCATAGATGTTAGAACTTTAAGAAAATTAAACTCAAGAGAAAAAATAACCAATATCTCAAATCAAGCAGGAGAAGTTATTTGGGAAGAACTAAATTATCCCACTAGCACTCCGACAGTATTTGAAGTAACAGGAACAACTCCAATCACCGACCCGTTTGGCAGTATCCTAGGATATAACTCAACTCTTAAGAGATCGGAAAATCAACAAATTGGCATCTAGCCAATTGCTAGTCCAGGCTGCTAGCGGCCTAGAAAAATTAATGGTCGGTAGCGGAAACGGTGCTCTTAAAGATAGTACAGTCGCTCAAATATCAGCAGCAATATATTATCAGGCAAATGTCTTATCACAGGTAACAACAAATAATGGATTTGAAGCTTTGTTTGCTAAAACACTCTTTAATCAAATAAACAAAGATTTTGGATTATATATAGATGCTCAGGCAAGAATGAAACCAAAGGCTTTGCACCATGTTTACGAATGGGATGATACTGGAAATTCAACAAAAAGACTTTTTAGACTAAGTAAAAAAATGTCTAATGGATTAAGTTTTCAAATTGGATATAAATTTATTTTATCTAAAACGGCTCCATTAAAAACAAGAAATCAAAAAAGATATGTATTTAAAAATAAAGCCTCTATCATGGAACAAGGAATACCCGTTATAATCACTCCAAGGACCCCTGGAGGCCGCTTAGTGTTTGAGTACATGGGAGAACCTATGTTTATGCCAAAGGGGGCTTCAGTGACCGTACAACGCCCTGGAGGACGTGCAGCAACTCATCAATTTAAATTACATTATGCTAAATTTTTTACAGGAGATTTAGTTAATCTATCAATTAAAAAATCGGGATTCCAAAGAATATTTAATGATAGAATAGCTAGAGCAATGGGATTACCTTTAAATATTAGAAAGGTTAAATATTCATTCTCGCCAAATGCGGTAAGGATGCAATCTTTGTCAGCAGTACAGGCAGCATTTGGAGGAATACTATGACAGTAAATTATAAATTAGACATGATTCATGATCTAAGAAAGCATCTTTGGAATGAATTAACCAGTAAAGAGATCTTTGACCCACAAGATTATTATAGCGATAATATAGGTCAAGAGATTATTCCTATTATTCCTGTTCAGCAACAGCCAGAACTTAATCAATTTTTGAGCGGGAAGAAGCACATAGTCTACGATAAAATAGGAATGTCTTATGAAGAAAATTGGGTTATATGCTGTGAGCAAATTCTATTTACAATCTATTCAACACAGGTCGAC